AAAATCAATTATCACAAACATTAGATTCATTTGCCTATGCCAAGGAAGTTGCACAGGCTGTATTGAATCAAGTTCCACCAACATTAAATTATCAAGTTATTAACGATGTTGCTGTAGAGAATAGAGTATCACAGGTATTCAGTTCTGACTACGACGGCTCTGCATTTGTTACACGAGCAGGACAGTTGTTTGATTTATTAAACGAAGTTATTACAGACCCGGAAGTAGATGTTTCAACAGTATTAACTGGTGCCAAACCTATCGTTTACCCAACATACAGATTAGTTCTTTCTACAACTACTCCTGTAACTAACGACTTAGAATATACTATTTCTACCTTCACTAGCAAGGCAGACTCGGGCGTCGGGGATGGATCTTACGATGTAGTATTCAGCATTGTTACGCCCGTTGGAACTACTGCTCCTAGAACTAAAACACGTTATAGAGTGTTTGGCAACAGCAACTCTAACTATAACAATGATGCTGTAGAGTGTGTAGCATCTACACTAACTTCGATGACACTACGTTATCCAAGTGACCCGGGTGCATTTGGCACTGGCACTACTACCATAGAGTATGTAAAAGACTTTATGCTACTAAGTGCTGGTAACACCAGTATGTGTTCAAATGACTTTACACAGATTAACGACTTAGGTTATGGACTGGTTGCTACAAACATTGGTTTGATTGAAACAGTTTCTGTGTTCAGTTACTATTGCTGGACTGCTTATTATGCCAACAACGGTGGACAGATTCGTTCATTGAACGGTTCTAACGCACACGGCGAGTATGGTATTATTTCTGAAGGTAGTGATCCATTAGAAGTTCCAGATAAGTGTAACTTGTCAGACAACATGATGCAGGTTGCTCGTGTTTACAAACAAGGAATTTATAGCACAGACAACGATGTTGGTGATTTACAGGTATTTTTCTACCAACATGATTACTCACCATACAACGTATCTGAAGTTGAAATTAACCACGGCGCTGGCGTTGTTACAGAACTAGACGCAACTAGTTTAATCGGTGGTAGTGGTTATACCAACGGCACATATATTAATGTTCCGTTAACAGGCGGAACTGGTAGTGGTATCACTGCTAACATTGTTGTGTCAGGAGGTGTAGTAACTACTGTAGGTTTAGTTGCCGCAGGTATTAGATACAGCGAAGGTGATATTTTAAGTTGCAGTAATACAAACGTAGGCGGAACAGGTTCGGGCTTCTTTATCACTGTTAAAACTATTATTGGTAACGGTATTGCTCGTTACGAAGTTGCAGGTGTAACTGATGTTTCAAGTACCTTGGCACAGTCTGTTTCTGGAACACCACTTAAGACTGGGCCAACAGGCGGAAAATATTACGTAACATATTCGTTCACTGCTGAACCATATACACCAAGAATTGGTGTACCTTACACAGTTAGTGGATCAACAACTTCTGGGTTTAACGGTGTATATACTGCTACCGCTAGTACAACATCTAGTGTTACACTAGAGTACAGTACCAATCCTGGAACATGGGCAGGCGGTTTGGCTAGCCTATGGGGCCTAGGCAACGTTCTACGTCTAAACATCAACACTGGCGGTAATAATGATACTGCTACAAACGGCTTGGCCGTAGCATTGTCACATGACCAACCAATTATTATTCGCAGTAACCAAAACTTTAAGTTCTACGAAGTCGATGACACTAACCCGGTTCGTCCAAGTACTGCATTGACATTCGTCGGTGATCCCGATGCAGGTGCTATTGTTTATCGTGTGTTAGCATACGGTAACAAAGGTCCATTAAATGAAGACCTTGCGGTAGACGAAAGTATTCTAGGCTTCGATACAACTTACGATTATGTAAAATTACTAGTCAATGCAGAAAATGTATCTAACGCTGATCCAGATAATGTTGGACAGACTATGGGGTCGACTGCTGGTGATACTAAGATTGCCATCGACCGTGTAAACGAAACTGACATTGAAAGCAGACTTAATACCGGAGATATGATTACTGCCTGGGATGGCAAGATTCATAAAATTTTAAGTTACACTGACATGGGGTTATTAGCCGGTTACGCTTATGTTGAAATAGAAGATGTCGCTGATAAGTGTCTAGCAGGAACATCTGCTAGCGGTATTAATACACCAGTTGATCCAGACTTTAACTTGGATATTTCTGAACCTCCAACATTACGTGCAGGTTTATCTAGCACAGAGCCAGCAGAAGTTATTGTACGTATTAGTACTTGCCGTGTTACAGGACATGACTTCTTAGACATTGGTACTGGAGGCTATAACGATACTAACTTCCCAAGCAAGATTTACGGTGCTCCAAAAGAACCTAACCAAGCACGTGAAGTTACAGAACGTACAAGAGGACGTTGTTTCTATGTAACCACAGACCAAGACGGTATTTTCCGTGTAGGTCGATTCTTTACAGTTGACCAAGGTACTGGTCGTGTAACGTTTGCGGCATCTATTGCGTTGTCAAACTTAGACGGTCTAGGATTTAAGCGTGGTGTTACAGTTAGTGAATTCTCAAACGATGATAGATTTACTGACGGTGCTAACGATGCGCTACCAACTGAAGCGGCAACACAAGGTTACATTGACAGACGTCTTGGAATGGATCGTACAAATAACGTTCTAGATCCAACTGCACTAATTGGTCCAGGCTACATGGATCGTGCTGGTTTGTTAACATTTACTGGTCCAGATCCAATGGACATGGGCGGATTTGTTATTGCTAACTTAGGTAGTCCTACTGCTGATACAGATGCGGCTAACAAGTTATATGTTAGAAATCAAGAACTAAGCGATGACAGAGTTGATACTTCAACAAGTCCAGCAAGAAGTTTAAATGATTTATTAGTTTATAACGGAGTTAAATGGATCAACGCTGAAACAGTTAGCACAGGCGATATTCAAACTTCATTGACTCCTGGAACTAAAAATCTTGCTTTAAACATCAAGTCTAATGTAATTATTAACGCAGACGTTAATTCTAGTGCGGCTATTGCACAAAGTAAGTTAGACATGAATAAAGCAACTACTCGTGCAAATGCTACAAGTATTGCACAGGCAGATTTGGGTCTAGCAAGTTTCAAGAGTACAGAATTTACTGCAACTAACGGTTGGATTGAGTTGCAAACATCCAGTTCAACAACTACAGGTGTATTACAAACTAAATTACAGTATATTGCCAACGACACTTATTTAGGTAATAATACAGGCAGTGCTACATATCCTCGTCAAGTAACATCTGGACAGATTGTTACCAACGGCGATGGTATTAAGAATGCGTCATTTGCTCCAGGATCAGTAGGTAGCAATGGTCGTGCAATGATTTTAACTGCTATTGGTCCAAACGCTTACAGTACAACAAACATTAGTACAAGTGCTCAGGCTAGTTCATTGATACAATCTGATGGTAGCGGCCGTGTTGCTGTAGCACAGTTAGACTTAACTTCAAGTAGTTATAAGACCTTAAGCGTCAGCGGAACTACACTGACTATGACTACACCCGGTGCTGTAGACTTCTTAACAGCAGTTGGAACTACTTCAGCAGGCACAACTATTACCACAGTTGGTACTTTAAGTGCAAACGCAATAACATCAGCAAGCACTACAACATTTAGTCCTGCTAATGCTAACGTAACACTAAGTCCAAGTGGTACCGGTACTGTAACTATTGCTCCGGCCAGTGTCGGATCAATAAACAACGTAAACATTGGTGCAACTACTCGAGGTAATGGTTATTTTAAATTGTTGTCTGCTAACGATACAGTAACCTTAACTGCTAACCAAGCAGTAACAGGTGCTGCCAACGGTACTGGTACATTACAGGTTACAGGCGGTGCAGGTATCAGTGGCGACCTACGTGTTGGTGGAACTATCTACGGTGCTGTTACTGGTACATTGGCTGGTACACTGGGTCTAAGCACATACCTAAGTTTCACTGCTGGTTCAAGTTACGATGGTAGTACAACACGTACAATCCAAACTAACGCAACAAGTGCGGCCACAGGAAGCACATTAGTTGCACGTGACGTTAACGGTGACTTCAACGGACGTTATATTAACAGCAGTTACTTTAACAGTAGCGACGATGTAAGTGGTGGCACCATTACATACATAATGGCTAAGTTTGGCGATAACTACTATCGCTCTGCTACAGCCGCAAAAGTTGCTTCGTTCATTAGCGGACAGTCAATGAACATTGCAGGTAATGCAAGTACAGTTACAATTAACTATAACAACGATAGTAACAGCACATATCAAATGTTATGGGGTAGCGGTAATAGTGTATATGGCACAGGCGGCATTTATTGTAATCCATTTACCGACACACTATACGCAACATTATTCAATGGTACTGCTACAAGTGCTCGTTACGCTGACTTGGCTGAAAAATACTTGTCAGATGCAGAATATGAAACTGGTACTGTTGTAGTATTTGGTGGTGATGAAGAAATTACAGTCACTGACAAACATAACGATACTAGAGTTGCTGGTGTTATTTCTGAAAAACCAGCGCATTTGATGAACTCTGATTTAGCAGGAAAACATCCACTAGCAGTAGGCCTAACAGGACGCTTGCCATGTAAAGTACTTGGTAAGGTTAAGAAAGGTGATATTCTAGTTACTGCGGCTAAGAAAGGTTACGCAATAGTTAATAATACTCCATCTGTAGGAACTATTATTGGTAAGAGTTTAGAGAACAAAGACGATTTAGGCGAAGGCCTAGTTGAGATTGTTGTTGGTAGATTCTAAGGAAAATAACATGGCATTATATGATGATTTACAAGAGATTAACCTAGGAAATGTCGTCAACGACGGTACTGGGGACGACCTGCGTACAGCCTTTGAAAAAGTTAAAACTAACTTTGAATATCTGTACAACAACGGTTATGCTCCAGTTAGTGCTGAAAATATAGGCACTTCAGGACTAGGTGTTTTTAAACAAAAGAACGCAGACAGCAATCTAGAACTTAGAAAACTAGATGCGCTAGGACCACTAAGATTACAATTAGTAGGAGATGTGTTGCAGTTAGATTTACATCCAACGGCTACAGTTGACTTTAATGGGCAGGCTATTAATAACATTAGTACTGTTACAGCCACTACATTTTCTGGCACTTTAACTGGAAATGTTGTAGGTTTAATTAGAAACGGCGGAACTGCAACTCAAAACCCGTTTGTTGATGTAACACTTTTAGATAGACAGGTAAATACATTTGACTATGGACCCATTGCACCTACGTACTACGATCCAATTACTTATTTGTTAAATGAAATTGGAACGGACATGGGCACGTTTACCGACCCGAGCCCTATAAGTATAGACGCTGGACCCATAGCATAAGGAGAGAATAGAATGGCATTACAAATCCGTAGAGGAACAACCGCTGAGAGAACCGCAAGAAAATTCCTCGAAGGCGAACTAATTTATGATACAACACTTCAGCAAGTGTATGTAGGCGACAGTACCAACGGCATCGACGGAACAGCCGGTGGCAAATCAGTAACTGCGTTTTCAGACGAAAACGCAAGAGATGCAGTTGCGGCAGTATTTGCAACAGGTACACACACAAATATAAACTTTTCATATGTTGACGATGGCAACAATATTGGTAGTTTTAGTGCCGCTGTTAACTTAACATCTACTCCTTATGTTGGTAACGTGAATGTTACTGGTCTAGTTAATGCTAATGGTTTTAATGGGTGGCTTGAAGGTAATGTATTTGCAAGCGACTCAACTCTCCTTGTTGATTCGGGTAACGGAAGAATTCCAGCAGAAGTTGTTAAAGGTACGTTTACAGGCAATGTAACTGGTAATGTATCAGGCAATGTAACTGGTAATGTATCAGGCAATTTAACAGGAACAGTATTAACTGCCGCACAGACAAACATTACCAGCGTTGGTACGCTGACTAGTCTTGCTGTTAGCGGCGCTATTACTGGTTCTAGTTTTACTGGTGGTGTTGTTACAAGTTCCATTACTACTACTTCTGGGGATTTAACTGTAACTCCTAACACTAATTTTTCAAACGGTATCGATGTAACAGGTGCTTCTACATTTGGAAATGTAACAGTTACTGGCGTCGGTACGTTTAATGCAACTGCTGGTAGCCCTACATTATTAAAGGTTACTGATACTTCAACTTCAGGCGCTCGTCCTATAGCATTAGAAATTAATGGTCGCGCATTAGATTTGCTAGGATCTGGCTCTGCTATGGAGTTTAAAGTAAACAACGGTACAACAACTGAGCAGTTAGTTAAGTTAGAAGCATATACACAGTCCAACTTAATTCCTGCACTAAGTCCTGGTTTAAACTTTAAAGTTTACAATACTGGAACCAGCTCATATGACCTAATTCCCCTAAGTTTTGACGGAGACGGTGTACTAGTAAGCGGAAATTTTGTACTTAACGATTCTTTAATATTAAGTACAGCCACTGCACCTACTTCATCTAAGGGCGCATCTGGAGATGCTGCCGGAACTGTTATTATTACAAATTCGTACATTTATCGCTGTATTGCAGATTATACAACCGGCGCAGCCGATATTTGGGTCAGAGTAGCATTTACTGGCGGTACTTGGTAATAAATTTAATTTCCCGGTACCGATAAATACAGTATCGGGGATTAAACAATGCTTAATATATGGAATCAACCGTCTGGATACAGTTTTAATACTTACAACGAACGACAGACCCAGACTATACCTCTGCCTATAATTCCAAGCGCAGACTTAACCGGAGTAACATTTTCAGTTATCGCAGGCAATTTGCCCAGCGGGCTACGAGTCGCCTACGATACAAATTTAAGCACTTGGGTTATCAAGGGCTCTCCTTTAGAAGTTTCTACTAACACAACATCTACATTTGTAATCCGTGCATCTAACGGTACAGAAATTTCCGACAGAACATTTACAATGACCATTGCAGGTCCAGACGCACCTGTATGGATCACTCCTGGTCCAAATCCAGACATTCAAATCTACGATTTTGATCCAGAAGCAACTTATATCCCAGATACTGTTATTAGACATACTGTGTCTAACGAAAGTACACTATACAGAACTACAACTACTGTTTCAGGAGTGACTCCTCCAAACAGTACATATTATCAAGTTTTCACAGAAGATACCGGATTACTACCAGTCGGTCCAGTCACAACTAGGGTGTCGGCAGTTGTTAGCGCCAAACGTCAAAGTAACCTTGTTACTATAACTACTGCATCCGCTCACAACTTTGTATTTGGAAATATTGTAACTATTGCTACCAACGTTGCGGCATTCAACGCTGCCAATGTAGAAGTGCTACAACCATTGCCTTTAGACGGAGAACAGTACGAAGAATATCTAACAAGAATTTCTACTACAATTACCTTTAATAAACTTGGTGGCGACCTAGGTTCACAAACTGTTTCTGGTACTGTTACATTAATTAAAGATCCGTTAACATTTGTGTTAGATAATACACCTGTAGATTTTCAATTAGAAGCAACAGATACAGATTTGTCATCAACAGATACTTTGGAATATTTTATCGGTGACGGCGATGGAGAACTTCCCCCAGGTCTGTCTATGAGTAGCACAGGAAGAATTACTGGTATTATCGATCCTATCCTTGCCCTAGACGTAACAGCACGTACAGGATTCTATGATACAAACTTGTATGATGCCTATGCCTATGACTTTGGTAAGCGTCCTAACATAGGAGAAGAAGATTATTTAAATGTTGTTACTCCTAGAAAACTAAATCGAAATTACGAATTTATTGTTACAGTCAGCGATGGTGAATCTGTTGCTAGAAGAAGATTTAGAATTTATGTAGTAGGCGATGACTTCTTAAGAACCGACAATACACTTTTACAAGTTGGTAACGGTGCTTACACGGCAGACTCTACATACTTAAGAGCACCAATATGGTTAAGTGCCGCCAACCTTGGCCTAAGAAGAGCCAACAATTATGTAACTATTTTATTGGATGTTTTCGATCCTAATCCAGAAGTTGGTCCTGTAAGATATGAATTAGCCGCACTCAATGACGATTTGACTCCAAGCGTATTGCCTGACGGCTTATATATTGATTCCGATACTGCTGAAGTATTTGGATTTGCACCGTATCAGCCAGCAATTACTAAAGAGTTTAAATTTACAGTTAATGCCATTAAGTACGACAAAGAAAATTTAACAGAAGTTGAAGTCGCTATTGTAGTAGCAGACGATGCACCTATTGGTCAAACTTTCTTAAAGATACTGCCTTTACCAGAAGAAGATGTTGGCTTACTAATAGGAGACGTTATCCGTATTGGTCCTAGTATCTATACTATGACTGAATATATTAGTAATACTGTGCTAGGCGGAACAATGGCTACACTTAAACTATCCGATGCATTATTAACTAATGTAACAGACGGATTAATTATTAGAAAAACATATAACCAATCAGTTAGTGAGTTTTCAACACAGATTGCTCCGAAGACATTTACTATTGCTATCTTAGGCGAAGTAGATTCTGTAATTCAATTTACAACAGATAGAATACTAGGATCAATTAAACCAAGTTTCCCAAGTAACTTTTATGTGGAAGCAACTACAACCGTGCCTAATGCTAAATTAAGATACACATTAGTAGACGGAAGATTGCCTGAAGGACTTACATTAAAATCATCTGGTATTATTGAAGGAAAAATTAATCAGTTCCGTGCTAACAGCATTTCAGGATTTACATTATTCGACGGTGGCGATACCACATTCGACGGTGACTTATTAACCGTAGATCGTTCTTATAGATTTGTTGTTAATGCACAGGATCAATTTAGATATAGTTCAGTAAGTAAAGAATTTATAATTACAATCAGCGAAGGTACACTAACTCTGTATAGTAATATCTATACCAAACCTTTGCCTAAACAATCAAAGAGAGAATTGTTTTATAACTTTATCAATGACACAACTGTGTTTACTCCAGAAAAAATTTATCGCTTAGGCGATCCTAATTACGGATTACAGACAGAATTAAAAATGTTAATCTATGCTGGAATTGAGAGTAAAGCAATGCCAGAATATATTGCTGCCATATCAAAGAACATTCGACGTAAACGTTACAGAATTGGTAATCTTAAAAAGGCCATTGCTAAAGTACAGGGCACTAACGACATTGTCTATGAAGTGATTTATCTTGAAATATTAGATGATTATGAAATTGCTAATAAATCTGCGGCCAGCAGAATTAAGTTGGACAGAGGTGTAAACAGCCCAACAAAAATTAATCAAGCAAGACGTAATCCAGTGGACGGTTCCCTAGGAACTGTTGACGGTAACGGAACTGTTACCTACGGAAGTACATACATTAATGGCAAACTAAATGAACAAGCATTTGACAGATTTAGTCCTATGTCGACACCTGTGACTATCGATACAGCAAATGTTATGGTCAGTGGCAATGATACAGAATATGTTTACCCTAGCAGTATTAAAAATGTTAGAGCAAATATCTCAGAAGTAGGATTAACTGAAAATGAATTCCTGCCACTTTGGATGACTACTCCACAGGATGCTAGAACTGCGGCTACAGGATTTGTTAAAGCAGTACCTCTATGCTACTGTAAACCTGGCGAGGGACAGTATATTTTAGACAACATTATTAACAGAAACTTTGATTTTAATCAGTTAGATTTTGAAATTGACAGATTTATCATAGATTCTGACATCAACGATGTGCAGGAAAAATACCTAAAATTCTCCGATGCACGTTATAACATATGATAAATATCAAATAAAGGATACCCAGTAAAATGACATACCGCGAGACCCAAATAGATGAAGCGTTCCCAGTAGCGGGCGTAGACAACGAAAGCCAAGGCTTCCGTGATAACTTCTCAGCAATTAAAGATACGCTAATTCAGGCCAAGTCTGACATTCAAGATTTACAAGCATCTAGACTAGACATTTCTAGTCCAGAAACAGATCTTAGCGGAAACACCATTGCTAATGCAAACCTAAAAGGTGCCAGTTTCGAATTTAATGCAGGTGGCAACATTGTTGCTAGTCAAAACGTAAGTTTTACCAGCGGAGCATATCATGTGTACACATTGGCTGCAACAGATCCTGACGCAGGAAGTCCTTTAGAACTTACATTCTCTGACTTACCAGCAAGCGGAACATTGGCTGTTATTAGAGTTCATTTATATGGAAATGGTACAGAACAATTCTTTTCCTTTAACACAGAATCCATTGGTGACTTCTATGTAGAATCAGGATGGCCCGGTACACAAAGCGTTACTAGTTCGACAAGTCCAAAGATTTTTGAATTCTGGACTTACGATGGTGGCGTAAACGTATTTGGAAGATACTTAGGTAACTTTACAGCACTATAATGCACCCACTAGCAGAAGATTTTTCCAAACTAAAGGATGTGGAACTTGAAACTAAGATCCAAGATCTTAGTAGAAGATATTTCATGGCCGCTAGTAACTCTGGAGTTCAACAGCAGATTATTATGTTGTTGGACATGTATAAAGCAGAACTAAACATTCGCAGACAAAAACTCTGGGAAGAACAATACCAAAAACGAGACACAGATCTTGACAGCCTCATTAATGTAAGTTAAAATACTTGCATGAGGATTGATAATTTAGGTATTCCAGTATATTCAGCCAAAGACATCTTTGATTTAATTTACCAAGGTAAATTGGATGTCTTGCCTAATATTTTGGCAGAGCCTGACGATACAGACGTTAAGCAGTTTAATCTACATACTGAATCTGTAAAAATACGAGAATATCAAGAACCACAACTTTCTAAAACAGAGTTTGATTCCTTAATGCAGAGTAATTGGAATATGCCTGAGGAATACAAACAAATGGACATTGAAGGGTTCCTTGTTAACGAATGTCCTAAAGAAAACTACCAAAGACTAATAGAAGAATTACAAGAGTATAGAGAAAGAAATATGCTGGATCTACTACGCTGGCTAAAATACTTTGTAGATACTTGTCGTAAGGAAGGTATAGTTTGGGGTGTAGGAAGAGGAAGTAGCGTAGCCAGTTATGTACTATACTTAATTGGTGTACATAAAATTGACAGTTTGAAATATAATTTAGACTGGCGCGAATTCCTGAGATAAGTACATATATTAAGGAGGACATTAAAATGCCCATGAAACCAGCACCAAAGAAAGTTTATCGTACAGCCAACGGTAGAACTGTAGATATGGATCTATTGCGTCAACGCAACGAATTAACTCCAGCAGTAGGTAATGCTCGTGTTAATGCCCGCGGAGACGAACTAGGACCTGGTGGTCAAATTCTTCGCAAACGTGAAGATATTCTAAAAGACTTTTACGAACAATCCGAATTACCACAAGAAAAGGAATAATAAATGGCGGTAGTTAAAGGAACCATTAGACCGTTACATGACAAAGTCATTGTAACAGATATGGATTTCGGTGATACTAAAACGCAAAGCGGTATCATCATTCAAAGCGATGACGGCAAGGATCGCGGCATCCATCCAAGATGGGCTAAGGTATTTGCTGTTGGTCCAGAACACGATGAAGAATACGGAGTCGGTGATTGGATATTAGTTGAACACGGACGATGGACTAGAGGTATCAAGTACGAAAATGAAAGCGGTGAAGAAATTACTATTCGTATGATTGATAACGAAGCAGTTATGATGTGGGACGACGAAGAACCTAAAGACATGATTATTGGACACCTATGACAAACCCATTTCGAGATCAAGAAAAATTCATGGTTGCTTGTGACCAAAGCGTAGATGATTACGACTTTTCACAATATGACATGTACTTAAAATTAATTGAAGAAGAATATAAAGAACTTCAACTTGCAGTTGCCGCCAATGATGATGTTGAACAATTGGATGCCTTAATTGATATTTTGGTTGTTACCATCGGTGCTATACATAGTATGGGAGCAGATGCCGAAGGTGCTTGGAAAGAAGTTATGAAAACTAACTTTGCCAAGATCGACAAAGAAACTGGCAAGGTTCGCAAGCGTGAAGACGGAAAAGTACTTAAACCGCTCGGTTGGACTCCTCCAGTATTAGAACCATTTGTTACCAAAAAATAACACCAAAGGGTCTTGACGGACCCTTTTTTATTCTGTATAATAAAAAAATGAACTGTGATATTTGTAAAAAAGAATATAGTCCAGATTGCGACTACAAACAAGGAAGGTGTCCGCACCACAAACCAATGATAGATATTCAATCTAAAGATACAAGTAAGTGGCATTTTAGAATCAGCATCGTTAAAAGCGGAATGAGATTTGCCGCAGGTTATAGATTAATCCAAGGCGATTTAATTGGAGCAGGAGTGTTTATTATTATTGCTGAAGTATTAGGAATTGCGGAGGAATTATTTTGACAGACGAACGATTAGAAGAATTATACGGAACGTATCTGTCATTCACAGATACCATGGCTGGAGAATACGGGCCATTGCCTGTAGCGGCTATTATGATTGCACAGGCACTGACCATTTATAAATCTGCGCTAAGTCCAGAAGAATATGACACTATGGTGGATAATATTAGTGAAAGCAGAGATCAAGTTAAAACTTTTCAAAAGGCATCGTTACAATGAAAGAATTATGGGTAGAAAAGTATCGTCCTAAAACTGTAGATGGTTATGTGTTTAAGGATGAAACACTAAAACAGCAAATTGAAAAATGGATTAGTCAGAAGGCTATTCCGCACTTGCTGTTTAGCGGCAATGCTGGTACAGGCAAAACTACACTGGCTAAAGTATTGTTAAATGAAATCGGTGTCGAAGACACAGACATTCTTATTGCTAACGGCAGTAAGGAAGGTCGTAAAATTGAATGGATTGATAAACTAATCGGTTTTTGTCAAACTATGCCGTTTGGCGACTATAAAGTTGTGCTGATCGACGAAGCAGATTATATGAACAAAGATTCTGTTCAACCAGCACTACGTAACTTAATGGAAGATTACAGTAACAGCGTTCGCTTTATTTTTACTTGTAACTATCCACACAGAATTATTACTCCAGTTAAAAGTCGTTGCCAAGAAATTAAAATTGAACGCACAGACATTACAGAGTTTACTGCTCGTGTAGCAACTATTCTTGTAGAAGAAAATATCGAATTTGACTTGGATACACTGGACACTTATGTCAAAGGTACATATCCAGATTTGCGTAAGTGTATTAACAACGTTCAAATGAACAGTTTGGCTGGTAAATTAATACTGCCAGATGCTGTAGAAGGTAGTGCAGATTACAGAGTTGAAATGGTTGAACTGTTTAAGAAAGGCCGTATTCAAGAAGCACGTAAACTGTTATGTAGTCAAGCCCGTCCAGAAGAAATGGAAGAAATCTACACTTGGATGTACAACAACATTACTCTGTTTGGCAAGGACGAGCATACACAAGACAATGCTGTGCTGGTAATTAAACAAGGATTAGTGGATCACGTATCTATGGCAGATCCTGAAATTAATCTAGCGGCCACGCTGATTAGATTAGCAAGACTCAATGAAGCCTAAGTTAGTAAAAGCATACATGAAAACTGCGGAAACATTCGCAGAACTCAGTCATGCTCGTCGATTACACGTAGGTGCCATTGTAGTTAAAGACGATAGAATTATTAGTATTGGCTACAATGGTATGCCAGCAGGTTGGGATAATAACTGCGAATATGAGATTTGGGAAGATAACGGCGACGATGAACCTGAAACAGTTTTAAAAACTAAACCGGAGGTACTACATGCCGAAACAAACGCCATTGCTAAATTGGCCCGTAGTAATGAGTCTGGGCTTGGTGCTAATATTTTTATTACTCATGCTCCTTGCCTCGATTGCGCCAAACTTATCTATCAGTCTGGCATTAATCGTGTTTACTATGGTGAAAACTATAGAGATGACTCGGGGGTCAAGTTTCTCAAAGCATCGGGCATCGAAGTAAAACAAGTGGAGGGGGATTAACCCCTCCTAGGTTTAATCACCGTAAATAGACAACACCTCCTTTACTGCTTCGTGTCTTTCGATATCTTTCATACCAAATTGCACGACGCTTAACAAATCTAGTTGTTTATTTGCCAATCGCTCCGTGAAATCAATTAAACCGTTATCTTCTAATCTATCGGCTTGTCTTAAATCACCGGTTACGACCATCTTAGAGCCTTCTCCCAATCTCGTTAGCAACATCTTCATTTGATTTGGCGTAGCATTTTGCATTTCATCTGCAATAATGTATGCCTTCTTGAAGGTTCGACCTCTCATATATGCTAACGGGCTAATTTCAATAACACCTTCTCGGATCATATTCTCGATATCGCGAGCGTAATAGTACTCGGCTAGCACATCAAAGATGGGTCTAGTCCAGGGAGCCATTTTTTGCTCTAGGGTACCAGGAAGGAATCCATGATCTTCGTCTACAGAAACAGCAGGGCGTGTTACCACGATTTTATCTACCAACCCTTCTTTAAAGAGTTTAATACCGACTTGACACGCTATCAGCGTCTTGCCCGTGCCAGCGGGGCCCAGAGCAAAAACTATGTTTTTTGATGGGTCTAATAGTTTAAATAGATATTCTTCCTGATTACGGTTGCGCGGAATTACGTGTACGCTCTTTTTCTTCTGTGGAAGACTTTGAGGAAGTGTGTGTTGAAATGGTTGAAACTCAATAACATTTGCTCGAGGATTATTATAGCCCTCGTTGGCAAAACGTTTTTTGGCTCTTTTTGTCGTCATTAACTGCTCTCCTTTTGAGGCGTAGGACGTCATATTGTCACACTTCTTGTAGGACAACTGAGAGGTCCTACAAAAATATTTAACATCTAGAAGAAAAATAGAACTGATACTATATCAAAATCGTCTAGATAAATACTTCATCGAGGGATGACTGAAAAATGCACGATATTTTAGATATTATAGAAAACATCAACACCATATATAACAACAATAGTAGCCTTGCAATCCTTAAGGATTTCGAGCGTGTATTTGACGAGTTGGATATGTATGTATTTGAAAACTGGCGCGATGGAGAACTTATCAAAGGACCTGTCGTTGACCGTCATTGGGTCAGTGCTAGTTTTATGTGGCCTCACAAACAAATGCCTAACCCGCAGGCCGCAAAGCGTTTGATGGAATACGGCTGTCGAGTAATTTACAAAAAAGATACATTAGTCAAGCCTAGAGAAATTAAAGAACCTGACGACATTCGTCCAGGTACAAAACTTGGTAAACTAGACGAGCATCCAATTTGGATTGTAGAAGTACAGATGCCTAAGAAGTTAATGTTAGAAATTTTCCGTGGATATCATAACCAATTAATGGACGAACTAGAGCCAGCAAATAATGAAAAGGCGCCAGAGCTTACACCTCCACCAGCAGGTGAAGCCACAGCAGGCGCACCACCAGCGGCCGCAGCCGCTCCAGCACCAGGAGGAGAAGCAAGTGCCCCACCAGCCGCTTAATGAAACAAGTTTACTAGCCAACGATCTAGTTAATCTAGTAAATCGTGTATTCGAAGTAGACAATTATAAATCTAAAATGGGCGACGACGAAGATGTCGTTGTTTTAAGTTTTACTGTGGAAAGTCGCAGTCCGGCAGAAGACTTAGTTAGTTTTGTAGAAAAAGGTTACGACTTTGTTCTAGATGCTGACATGAGTCCCGGTGAATTAGAAGATGGAAAATATCGTGTGTTTGTAGAATTACAAAGAACAAGTAAAGTTACAGAACAAATCAGCGATATGTTATATGGTATTTCTAAACTAGCAGGCATTGACAAGTTTGCTTTTAGATATCATAAGAGTTTTGATAGCCTAGAGGCTAATCAAGAAAAACTAGATGAAATTATTCCTACTAATCCTATGTTGTACAAACAACGTATGCAGGAACAGGAACTAAATAGTTACGAACAGTTCTTCAACAATAGTATGTTAGAAAGTGTTCGTATGCACGGCGACATTATTGAATTTAAAAAGGTGTACGCTGAGCCATTAAAGTTCAAATATCTAGTTTCCGGCGGTACAAGAGAAGTATTAGAAAGTGTCGAAGACAGGATTGCTGTCTCATACAACGACATGGCCGAAGTTATGTTTTTAACCAAGTACATTGGCAACTACAACATTACCAAACTGGGCAACAAGTTCATGTTTGAAAACAAAGGCCGTGCAGTTATTTTGGAGAAACTATAATGAGTTTTACGTTTGATTTTAAGAAAGAGCATTTAGCAGATATTATTCATGGCAATCCTTATGTGGATCACTGGTATCATGCGTTATGCGAAATACTTCCAGAGTATGATATTAATACTCCAGAACGTGTAGCGGCTTTCCTAGCACAATGCGCTCATGAAAGTGGTGGGTTCAAATTCTTAAAAGAAAATTTAAATTACAAAGCCGCAAGTTTACGCAAAGTATTTCCTAAGTATTTTCCAACAGATGAATTAGCACAAGCATATGAAAAGAAACCAGAGAAAATCGCTAACAGAATTTATGGCAACCGCATGGGTAACGGACCAGAAGAGTCCGGAGATGGTTTCCGCTACTGTGGCAGAGGTCTTATCCAACTTACCGGAAAAGACAATTACAGTTGGTTTGCCGCTAGCCTTGAAATCCCAGTTGAAGAAGCATCAGAATACCTAGAAACATTTGAAGGTGCTGTACAAAGTGCCTGCTGGTTCTGGGAAACAAATAACCTAAACCAATGGGCAGACAAGGGCGACATCCTTACATTAACAAAACGCATTAACGGCGGAACAATTGGTTTAGAAGACCGTATCAAGCATTACAATCACGCACTACACGTATTAGGAGCATAATATGTGGCTACTTGCGTGGGTACCAGATAGTTTTTTACTGTGGATTATTCATACAGTTCTTCTGGCAGGTATTGTAGGAACAGTTCTAAGTTTCTTTTTATTACATAGAATTGTTCGCTGGTTTCCAGCATTAGCACCATATCACTTATTAATTCAAATAGTCAGCGTGACTTTATTAGTAGGCGGTGTTTATTTCAAAGGTGGATACGACACAGAAGCAAGTTGGAGAGCTAAAGTTGCAGAACTAGAACTTCAAGTTGCTAAAATGAACGACCAGTCCACAGAACTTAATAAAAAGTTAGAAGACGAACGAAAGAAAAAACAAAAAGTTCGTGTTGAATATTACAACACCGTTAAAACTGAAATTAAAGAAGTTGAAAAACAAATTAACGCAGATTGTAAGTTAGATCCTAAAGTCAATGATCTAATTAACAAAGCCGCTAAGAATCCGGAGGCAAAATGAAAAGATTACTCCTATTGATTCCCGCAGTATTGTTAACTGGTTGTTTAACAACAATTCCACCATTTCCTGAAGTTCCTAAAGAATTGCTGGAGGCTTGCCCAGACTTAAAAACTGTAGATCCACAAAACGACAAATTAAGCACTATTGTAGATACTGTAGCAGATAACTACAAACAATACTACGACTGTAAGGCTAAAGTTGACGATTGGATCGAATGGTACAACGGGCAGAAAAAAATCAGAGATAGTGTTAAATAATAGTATATTATAAAGGAGCCGAGAAGTGGCATTACATGATTCAATTTTAAAACTAATCAATAAAGAACCTAAGGACGAAAGCGCACCAAAGCCAGCACCCGGTTCTCGCAGTGAGCGTGAAGCAAAGATTAAAGATAAAGCAGGTATGGTTATTTCTGTATTTGCATTATTCCTAGCAGTAAACAGTTGGTACGGTGGTAAATTGTCTAGTACAGTTTTAAACAATACACTAGGTGCTAACAATGCTTGGGCACAATATCAAGCGAAAAACAATCGTTTAGTTAGTTACGAAATTGCTAGTAAGACTACTAGCGATCCTAAACTACGTGCAGAGTTTAAAGCAGAAGCAGAACGCATGGACAGTGATAAGAAAGAAATTGCTGTAAATGCACGTAAGATGGAAGCAGAGCGTGAACACGCTAAAAAATCTAGTCCATGGATTGGTTATGCTAGTACAGCATATCAGTTAGCCATTGTTGTTCTATCAGCAAGTATTCTTGCAGTTAGTATGGCAATGTTTTGGAGCAGTTTTGTAGTAGCAGGTATCGGACTAGTATTAAGCCTAAACGGTTTATTCCTCTGGTTCTAAAAATTAAAAGGAGCGAATATGAGCGAGTATAAAGATATGAGTGATTCAGAAAAGAAAAAAGAAGATTGGATGAACAGTAAATGGCGTCCAATGATGGGCTGGTTATACATGGGCGTTTGTGCATTTGACTTCGTTCTATTTCCAATCCTATGGTCAATGTTACAAGCAATTATGCACGTATCACAAATTACACAATGGCAACCATTGACATTACAAGGTGCTGGATTATTCCACATCGCAATGGGTGCTGTTCTAGGTATCGCGGCAATGGGTCGCACACAAGAAAAATTAGCAGGAGCAAACAATGGCGGAGCACCAACCACAGCACCAAGCGGCTTTACAGCACCTAGCGCACCTTCAACAGGATTTGGTGCCGCACCTGGGACTTTCGGTTCTGCAACACCAAGCCCAGCACCAGCACCAAGTGGCTTTGGCGGAGGCGGGTTTGGAAGCACACCTAAGGCAACTCCAGCGCCAGCAGTAGGATTCTCAAGCAGTGGCAAACCAATGCCTGTACAACCAGAACAACCAGAACTCTAAAAGGAGAGACAAATGAAAACATTCTTAGCATTATTATTAACAGCGGCATTTGCAATGCCAACAATGGCTGCTGAAGAAGCACCAAAAACTAAAAAGGCTTGCGTAACTCAAAAGGACGCAAAAACTGGTAAGGAAAAAGAAGTTTGTAAAACAGTCAAAGTACACAAAAAGCACGAAGGTACCAAAGTAGAAGGTACTAAGCCAGATACAGCGACTAAGAAATAAATTCTTGACATCTTAAGAAAGGTATAGTATAATTACTACTATACCTTTTTTCATCATACACTATGGATTATTATTCAATACTAGGAGTTTCAAAATCTGCTAGCCAAGACGATATCAAAAAAGCATATCGTAAATTGGCTTCAAAGCACCATCCTGACAGAGGCGGCGATACTTCTAAATTTCAACAAATTGAAGAAGCATATCGCACCCTTAGTGATGACCAAAAACGAGCTCAATACGACAACCCAATGCCACAGTATAGTTTTCATACTGGCAATATGAACGACATGAATGATTTGTTTGGTGCCATGTTTGGTGCTAATCCCTTTGGTGCTGGCTTTAGACAGCAGTCCAGAAAGAACAGGAATATCAATATCCGTGTCGAAATGACTTTAGAAGAAATACTTGTCGGCAAAGAAGTTACTGGCAGTATCAGATTACCTAGTGGAAAAGAACAGGCACTACAATTAAGTATTCCTGCAGGTGTACAAAACGGTGACTCAATTCGTTTTAGAGGATTAGGAGACGACAGCATTCCTAATATGCCTAGGGGCGATGTAATAGCACAAATTATTGAACTTCCACATCCAAGATTCAAACGTGATGGCAGGAACTTATATGCAGAAGTAGAAATTTCTGCGTTTGATGCTATGTTAGGAAAAACAATCCGCTTTAAAACATTAGAAGACAAAGAATTAGAAATCAAAGTTCCGGCAGGCATACAACCTAGTCAAATGATTAAGTGTGATAGTTACGGACTTCCAGTCGGTCCACACAATCATCAAAGAGGAAATTTGTTTATACAAGTACAAATTACAATTCCCAAAATACTATTCACGGAAGATAAGATTCAAATTGAGCAACTTTCAGACCGTTACAGAACCTAAAGATTTTTATCTTAGAACAGATCCAGACCCAATACTCTATACAAAATTAGAGCCCTTTGATTTTAATTGCGGCATCGATCCTAACCAAATAGAACAAGCCATGGTCGAGATAATGCTAGGCGGCCGTGGCATCGGCATTGCCGCTAATCAAGTTGGATTTGATCGCAGAGTTGTTGTAGTCAAACCTAGTGGGCAAGAACCATTTGCCATGTTTAATCCCGAAATTGTCAGCGGATCCGACGAGTGTATAGACGAGGAAGGCTGTTTGAGTTTTCCAAATTTGTTCATAAAGATTAACAGATTTAATAATATTACAATAAAATATCTTGACAAGACAGCAAAAGAATGTACAATTACATTAAGTGGTTATGACGCCAAGTGTATTCAACATGAAATTGACCACTTAGACGGCATTACTTTTACCAAAAGAGTAAGTAAGTTAAAGTTAGATTTAGCACTGAAAAAACAGAGGAAATTAAATGGTAGAACCAAGTGATCAACTGCAAGTAGTTTTTGAAAAGGCTGTTGCAGACTGTAAAAAATTAGGACACGAATATGTCACGCTAGAGCATCTTATTTTTGCTATGCTCTGCGAAGAAAAGTTCTACGAACTTCTTGTAAACTTCGGTGGTGACGGGGATTACATTAAAAAGAATCTCGAACACTATCTTAAAAATCAATTAGACGAAATTAAAATAGATCCAATTCCCAAAGGATTTAAACCTAAGAAGACTCAAACTGTTGAGCGTGTTCTTAATCGTGCATTCACACAAGTCCTTTTCAGCGGACGTCAAAGCATTGAGCTTGTAGATGTGTTTATGAGCGCACTTAGCGAAAAGCGCAGTTACGCTGTATTCTATATTAATAAGGGCGGCGTGGATCGTGAAAAGTTTGCTGATTTTATTAACAGCGAAATCGATGAAGACGAAGAAGAACAGGTCACAGATGCACAAAGTGAAAAAGCACTGAAAGCATTTACTACTAACCTCAATGACCAAGTCAAGAAAAATAAAATCGATCCAGTTATCGGTAGAACTGAAGAACTAGAACAAATTGCGCTAGGGCTCGGTCGCAGAACTAAAAATAATGTATTGTTAGTAGGCGACCCTGGTGTAGGTAAGACTGCTATCGCAGAAGGCCTAGCACATAATATTATTAATGGTGCTGTTCCTGACTTCTTAAAAGAATATACAGTCTATAACTTAGACATTAGTGCTATGCTTGCTGGTAGTAAATATCGCGGTGACTTTGAAGAACGTTTTAAATTAGTACTTAAGGCACTAACAGGCAAAGGCAAAACTGTATTGTTCATCGATGAAGCACACATGATTAGTGGCGCAGGCGCAGGTGGACAAGGTAATGCCAATGACTTGGCTAATATGATGAAGCCTGCTCTAAGCAAAGGCAACATTAAAGTAGTTGCATCTACTACTTGGGAAGAATATCGTAAGTACTTTGAAAAGGATCGTGCGTTAATGCGCCGTTTCCAACGCATCACTGTTGACGAGCCTACTCCAGAAGTAGCAGTAGATATTCTTAAAGGTATTAAGAAGTATTACGAAAAACATCACGGTGCTGAAATTACAGATGCGGCTATTGAAACAGCAGTTAAATTATCTGTAAAATATATGACAGATAAGAAATTACCAGATAAAGCAATTGATCTAATTGATGTGGCTTGTAGTCGTTTCAATATTAAGAACGCAGAACATAAGATTGTCGATGTTCCTGAGATTCAATACGAATTAGCAAAAATGGTTAAACTTCCCGAAGACACAGTCAAGGAAAAAGAAAACGAAAATCTTGTTAACCTTGAAAAGAACCTTAAAGGTGAAGTTTATGGGCAAGATGAAGCCATTGACGAAATCGTTGATAAGATTCTTGTAGCACAAGCAGGACTTAAATCTGATAATAAACCAGTGGGTAGTTTTGTATTCATGGGGCCAACTGGTGTTGGTAAGACTGAAGCCGCAAAACAACTTAGTAAACAGTTAGGTGTTCCACTTATTCGCTTTGACATGTCGGAGTATCAAGAAAAACACAGCGTATCTAAGTTGATTGGTAGCCCTCCTGGATATGTTGGCTTTGAAGAAAACGCTGGCTTGTTGATTACTAAACTACAAGAGAATCCACATTGTGTTCTATTGTTAGACGAAATTGAAAAGTCACATCCAGATGTAGCAACTATCCTATTACAGATTATGGACAATGGTTTTGTAACAGGATCTAATGGTAAAGTAGCAGATGCTCGTAACATTATTTTGATTATGACTACTAACCTTGGCGCACAAGATGCTGAAAAGAACGTTATTGGTTTTGGTAGTCAAGATAATGACTACGAAGATAAAGAACTTAAGAAATTCTTCGCTCCAGAGTTCCGCAATCGTTTAGATGGTGTTGTTACATTTGGTAAACTAAGCAAAGAAACAATGATTAAAATTGTTGGCAAGTTCTTAGTTGAGTTAAAAACACAGGTCAAGGATAAGGGCATTAAGATTACAATCAGCAACGAAGCAATTGACTACTTGGTAGATAAGGGCTTTGATAAGAAGATGGGTGCTCGCCCATTGCAACGTGTAATCGATAAGGATATTAAGCGTCCATTATCCAAACTTATGTTGTTTGGTGGTCTGAAACAGGGTGGAGCAGTAAACATCAATGTTGAAGACGATGAAATTAAACTCGAATTACAGAATGAAACTGTACAAGCAAACATCTAAATTGTTTTTTGACAAATATGTCAACAAGATTAGTGTAATAAATGTTTTTGCTTCGGAGTTTCGTAGCAGAACTATCGCTCGGGCAATGGCTTCAATCAAGATTCTTAGTGATCAAATTGAAGCCGTCCCGGATGGTAGAGTACAACTTAGATCCTGGCGTAAGAAATATGCTACAGTCAGTGATGTAATCTACATAAACAAACTTGTAGATTTACTTAATAAAGAAACTGATTTTTTGTTGCGTGTAGAAAGCGACACATTAAGCATTTACACCAACAGTGATTCTTTATTAGATGCTGTTCAACTATTAGGACATGTTAAAGAAGTAACTAAACCTGCAGACGATAAAGTTAGGAAGTTTCTATTAACTAACCCTAACTGTATTATATCTAAAAAGTATACGCACAAGTATAGAGTAACTGTAAATCCTCTACGTGATTCTAGCGAAAGTTTCCACGCATGGGCAGAGCAGATTCCCAGCATTAAACTGCTAAAGCGTACATACCACTCCGAAGGCTACTTTTACGCCGCAAATGAAAAGACCCTAGGAATGTGCAGACTATTCCTGGGCAATAAGATACGCAGAGTGGACGAAATGTACCTAATCAGCGAAATTTAATACAGTTGTAAAATAGCATAAATACTCTATTAGTGGAGTATGTATATCCGCGGCTCTATGCAGAACATGGTGATTATATGAAAATAAATGATGTAGATAAGCAAGCAGAACAGTTTAAAGACGTCGATTTCGTCGATGATTTAAAGTTTTTTATGCACAACGACCCACGTTTTTATCGTAAGGTAGTTTATCCTGTAATCGCTGAATTAAAAGGCAAGTTGAAATCCGGCGGCAAGTGCAACGAAATGTCATTTATGCCCTGCATCGATAAAGCCATACCAGTTTATTGCAATAAATTCAAAATCACCCAAAACCCAAAAGTATTATTCGATCCCGAAGAAGTACAGGACTTGGCTGTTAAAATGTTCCACGAAGAAAAACATAACATCGAAAACGGTGTTTATGATGGGAGAGATGAATGATCCTATTAGAAGGTGGAAATGTATTTCCTGATGTAGAACCATTTGGCAAGGATGAAGCCAAGGAAGTACTAGCCAAGGCGCAATCAATGATGCCGCAGGGCATTGATTTAATTCCTGTTGGCAGTGCCGGCCATAAAGCCAGTTCTGGAGACATGGACTTAATGGTCGACGAGCAGTCCATGTTAGACTTTTTTAAAGTTAAGACAGCCAAAGAAGCAAGACAAAAATTAAAAACATACTTTCAAGATAGAGGCACCGAATCTGCACTAACTGGCATCAATGTACACATTAAAGTTCCTAACGGCGATAAGTTTGCACAAGCAGATATTATGTTTGTTAAAGATGCTGGCTCTGTTAGTAAATTTCATCAACACGATTATAGCATTGAAAATACTCCATTCAAAGGTTTACATAAGCACATACTACTTTCCAGTATTGCTAAAGAAACTCGTAACCAAAGATATCCTTACGGACTAATGTGGAGCGGATTCCAAGGGCTGTTTGCCCGAGATGAAAATGGAAAGAAGGCAGACTTTGTTTCTCACAATGCAGACGAAGTTGCTAAAATTTTAATCGGTGCTCATGCTACTGCCGCTGACTTAGGTAATGTAGAAAGAATTATTGCCGCACTACCAGGTAAAGAACAAAATCCAAAAATTCAACACGCACTAGCCGATGAGAACTGGCCTGGCAACGAAGGCAAAAAGCCTGAAGATGTTAAAGAAGGTTCTGCCGAATGGTTCTCATGGATGCAAGGCGTAGTAGAAGGTACTTATGGACGTTACTGGTGCAGTACAGATAAAAAATGGAAACAACGTAAAGGTCCCAAGCAGTCAAGGGGCGAAGAATGAGATTAAGAGAACTATTTGTTGAATCCACAGAAACAGTTAAAAAGAAACTGGGCCGTGCATTCAACCATCTCGAAGATCTAGTTTTCTTCTACGGCATCGACGGTACCATCGAAGCATTAGACCACGTTAAAGAAATCGCTACACAAGAAGGTTCTGAAAGCATTCGCATGAAATGGGACGGTAATCCTCAAATCTATTGGGGTCGTGAAACAAAGAATGGACCATTAATTCTAGCAGGACACAACGGTTGGGCACGTGGTGCTAAGACAGATAATCCAGAAGCAGTAAAAGATTTTATTGCTAACAAGAGCGGTACACCTAAGACAGAAGAAGAGCGTAAACAACGTGAAGAATTTGCCGCCAAGTTTGCAAATTTATATCCAGCATTTGATGCGGCAACTCCAAAAGATTTTGTAGGCTTTGTCTATGCTGACGCATTATTTTTAAACAGGCCCGATTTAAAAGACGGAGTATACACATTCTGTCCAAATCCTAAATCACAAACTTGTTATCATGTCAGAGGCGACAGTGATTTAGGTAAGCGTATTGCTTATGCAGATGTAATGGTTGTCGGTCATGCTTATTTCCCACAATTTGGAATGGATGACAGTGAACAAGAACCGTTAGACGATTTTGATCAATTTAATGCTAATCCTAAATTAATTGTACAAGGTCCGATATACAATAAAAAATCTGTTAGTATCGATACTAAGATGATTGATAACATTGAAGGTTATGCACAACAACACGCAGAACAAATCGAAGGATTCTTGTCCGATACTGCTGGGTTAAGTGACCTTAAGAATATATTCTACACCTATGTAAATCAAACAGCAAGAGCTAAACAGTTAAGCAGTTTAGGTTTACAGAATTTTAACGCATGGTTGGAAAAGTCAAAAGTTAGTGCAGGAAAACAAGAAAAAATACAGGCTAAAATAGAAGCCCATCCTAACGCTGTAGATGCTATATTTTCTCTAGTTAAACAAATACAATCAATGAAAAACCAAATACTTGCACAGGTTGAAGGCGAGCAAGGAGATATCTGGGACACAAACGGAGAAGGTCGTGTACGCTATGCTGGCCCTGAAAAGAAATTCGGTAATGTAAAGTTAGTAAACAGAGACCAGTGGACTCCTGGGGAATAATATGAGATTAAGAAATTTATTTGAAAATAAAACAAGTGAAGTAGCCATTATATTTGGTCGATTCAATCCTCCGCACAAAGGACATAAAGCCGCTTGGGAAACTGCCGCTACTAAAGATGTATGGTACGTTGGTACTAATGAAAGTACTGTAGGACCAAAAGACCCACTGCCATACAATGTAAAAACAGAATGTATGAAAGTTATTTGGCCTGATGTTACAGGACATATTGTTGCCGAAACAAGTTGGTTAACATTAGCCAGTTATGTATATCAGAAACACGGTGCAGTAAAATTAATCATCGTTACTGACGAAGCATGGGTAGTTCCTACTGTACAAGATTATAATGGAAAGTCTGGTCCGCACGGCGAATACAATTTTCCAGAAATTAGACTGTTCCACGACAGTATAGAAGAAGCAAAATTAGAATTACGTAAGAGCTCTGCTACAAGTTTACGTGAAGCAGTAGCCAAAGGCGACAGACAAGCATTTAGCGATGCCGCTGGCGTAAGTTCAGAAACACCTGTTATGGGTAAACCATTCTTTGACTTAGTTGCCGAGTACTTGATGCCCTATGAAGAAAAGGCGAAGGAAAAAGCAAAGAAAAAAGATTCTAAGAAAAAAGAAGAACCTAAGAAAAAAGAAGAGCCTAAAAAAGAAAAAGAACCTAAGAAGGAAAAAGATGCTATGAAAATGTCAGAATTAGAAGAAGGCCGTTACGGTAGTTACGATGCGTATCAACGCGATTACGATTCTAGTCGCACAGGCTTTGGACGTCGTGAACGCGAAGATGATGAATATGTTAATGGACCGGATCCAGAAGAGTATTCATTCCGTTTTACTCTTATTGACAAGGACGGAAATGAAGTTGAAAGAACACCCCGTGTAACTACTACTAAAGGTCGCGAACACGCAAAGAATTATGCTCACGATCACTACGTAAAAGCAGGATTTACTGTTGTTAAGGTTTCATAATAAATGAAACAATATAGAATCAGTACAGAAAATTTAAATCAAGACAGTCCAGACGACTGCTTACTTGATCCTTCTGATCCTATATACGAAATTAAATATGCA